ACGTCGGGATGACGACGGACACGCTCACAGCGTCGCTCCCGTGCAGATGGCCAGCCGGTAGTGGCACATCGGGCCGAAGCCCGTGTGCAGCGTCTCGTCATTCATGCCGAACACGAACACGTTCCTGAAGTACCGCTTGAGCGTGGACCGCAGCCCGGCCTCGGTCTTGCAGTTCACATGCCCTGCCCGGCTGAGTGCGGACGCATGCGGCTGCGACTCCAGCGACGGCATCCCGCAGATGAACGTGCCGTACTCGCCGATGCTCAAGGCGACGTTGCCGAGAAACGCACCCTCATGGTGCGGTGGGATGTGCTCGAGCACGTCCAAGGCGTAGGCGGCGTCGAAAAGTTTCGGCAGGCGATCTGGCACGTAGCGTGGCCCGGCCACCATGTCGTGCTGCATCAGCATCACGTTGCCTGGCCGCTGCCTAGAGCGGGCCTCGTCGATGAAGGCAGCGTCGAAGTCGGTGGCCATGACGTTGCCCACGGCCTGGGCCACGATTCGGGTGGCGAACGCATCGCCGCAGCCGATCTCTAGCACCCAATCGCAGCCGGCGAGCACACGGGCCACGAACTTGTACCGGGCCAGCGTGAACCCGAGACGCTTGGCGTCGATCTCGTACGTGTGCGAGCTCATGGCACCGAGAGCGTGCCGCTCGTAGTCGCTGAACACGGCGTACTGTGGCTCGCTCACGAGATCCGCACGGTCGTCCGTGCCTCCGTGCCGTAGCTCTTCTCCACCACCAGGCGGGCCACTAGCGTGTCGTCGCCCATCACGTCCTGCAGTGCGTCGAGCACGGCCTTGGCAATGTTGTCCACGTCGGGCCTTGGTAGCCGTGGTGCCGTGGGCTTCACGCCGGCCTTATTCGAGTGCGACTTCGGCCGCTCGAAGACAGCGTCGATCACGACGTTCAGCGGCTCGTCTTGAGCAACCAGCCCAGCCTCGTCGGCCGCCTCTGCAATCGCCTTGCGGTACGCATGCACCGGGTGTTCCTTCGGCACATAGGCCCGTGCGAACCCGCCCGCAGTCGAGACTCGTGGCCTCGGCTGCGGGACGGGCTCGCCGGCGATGGTGAACGTGACGGCCAAGGCTCACCGATAGCGGATGACAGCGAACCAGCCACGCCGCAGCGGGCTCCACGCCACGCCGATGTCCACGGGCGTCCGCTTCCCGTAGAAGCAGCACGACCGCTTGGCGTGCTCAGGCGACACGGTCGAGAACCCGATCCCCTCGTGCTGGCCGCAGCTGCTGTGCACCAGCGAGCCACGGCGAGCAATCACGACGGCGTGGTCACTGGCACTGACGACCGAGCCACGACGAGCCACCACGGTGGTGTCGGCGTTGGCCACGGCGGCGAACGCAAGGGCAGCAGCGAGCAAAGCGAAACGCATGGCAATCCTCCGTGAACTCCCGGTATCCGCCGGGACGCACGCAGGATGACAAACGTGTCAAGCAAGCCGAGCCGGCGTGCTATGCAGCAGGTGTGCTGCATAAACACTGGTTCTGGCTACCAAGAAACCGGGTGCCTCTCCTTCAAGATTTCCAGCGTTGCGCGGTGCATCCGCTTCACATCCTCAACTTGAGTAAGGAGGTATCCAATGTTGGCAATCAACTCGTCACGGCTGAGTCTATCTAGCGGCACGCCAAAGAACGTCACGGCTCGCGCTAGTTCCGTCCACTCCGGCTGAATCAGGTGTGCTGGCAACCCCGAGCCAGAACCAGTCGATGGATCGGACCCGCGATCTTCGTCGTTCGTCATAGCATGGCCCCTCCTTCGCGGGCCGATCATCTTCCGCGTTCTGTGGCTACTTGCTCGCCTTGCTTTTCCGTTTGGCCGCTTTCTTCGCGGGCCGTTTCGACAACTTCGCGGGCTTGAGTTCGCTATCGCAATACATCGCCATGCCGCCGTTCTTGCGGCCGTACTTGTCGATGCGTTCGCAGACGAGGTAGCCGCCGCGAAATCCGGTGACTCGCACCATGCGGCCCCATTCGTCTTTAGCAATGTCGCCCATCGTCGTCTCCTTCACGCTCACAGAACCACGCGATGCAGCGGACGAGCCGCTGATCGCGGCGTTCGCCGACTACTTGCGGCCCCTTCGTTTCTTCCACCGTGCTTTCGCCCCTGCCTCTGCCTGTTCGCCGATGTCCGGGTTGCCCGGAGTCATCTCGGGAGCGTCCACCCGCAGTAGACGCGACACCGCCAGCCGGATCGCATCGCTCGGCGTGGTGCCGCGCTTTTCGCAGTAAGCCGCCAGCGGCCCCGCGAGCGGGCCGAGGCGGAAGGTGATGCGGTCGTTCATGCGAGCGACGCCTCGAACTCCTTCATCTGCCGCTTGACGTAGCGGATGCCGTGCTCGACCAGCCCGCAGGCGATGCTGTTGATCCGGTCGCAGCCGACCCGGCGGTACTTGAGCCACACCACGCCACGGTCGTGGTCGTGCGTGCCGATCTCAACCGTGGCCTCGTTGATGTCGAGCGTGTCGGCGAAGGCTTGGAGCTTGGCAACCATTTGATTCCCTTTCGTGTTGTTGTCGTTCCGCGTCATGCCCTAAGTATACCTAGTGTCGGACGGAAGGCAAGCCCCGCTCCAAGATTTTTTTCGACCCCCGTATTCCCCGATGAAAAACAGGGTTCCGCCCCCGGCCGGGCGTCGGCGAACCAGGCGCTGGAGCGGACGGCCAGGGGCCGCCGCTCAGCTTTAGCGTTCTCAGACCATGTATCGCCGGTGCCCACGCGGTTCGCAGTAACGGTTTATCCTTCCGCCCGCTGCCGCCCCGAGCGACGCATGATCGCCGTCGGGCATGTGAGCTCTCGCCGCCGGCGCGGCGTCATGTTTTGTGCTGAAAAAACTCATGCGAAGTACTCCACCGCCACCCACATGATGACAACCGCCGCAAGGAACGAATCCGGCGGCATCGCATCCACCAGCGTCATGAGCTCGCTCATGCCAAGTCTCCTCGAAACCGTTCAATCGGCCACGACGAGCGGATGCGTTGGCACGCCTCCTCAATCTCGGCAGGCGTCGGGAAGTACTGCTCGCCCCTCCGCAATCCGCCGGTGGCCGTCTTGCGTGTTAGCCCCAGCTTATGAGCGTAGTTGCGGATGCACGTCACAGAGACCTTGTAGTGCACCGCCATCTGCATCAGCGTCACTGCGTCGTCCGCCCACAGCCGGGCAAACTCCTGCTCATCGGCAGGGGCGAACGACGCTACACGTCCGTACCTCATGCGTCCTCCGCCAGCGGCATGATGACGCCGGTGTAGGAGTCGCCAACCTTCATGACCGTCTTGCCGTCGGCCTTGCAGACGTGGACGGCCACGCACGGCTCGTCGTCCTGGCCAAACGGCTTCAGGAACGCATGCACAAACTTCGGATCGAGCTTCACCACGGCAGACTCGCCAGCCGTCTCTACGGGACACTCAACGGTTGACTCGCCGGCCTCGGAGCTCTTGGCCGTGAGCGTCAGCGTGTCGCGGTTAAACGACAGCCGGACGCCTTTAGAAGCCTCGGTCGAAACCACGGCGGCACAGCTGATTGCGTGCGACAGCTCGCTCCTCCGAATGGAGTGCGGAGGCGGCAACTCGCTCGTCAACACGTCTCGCCACCTGGCAAACCGCCCGTCAATCAGCCTGCACGTCACGGTGACGGCTCCGACATTGCCACGGAAGGTGCTGCTGTCGCACTCCAGCGATACGGTCTCGTCAGCGCCTGCAAGATTCGACAGCCAAATCAGCGGCGACGACGGGACAATCGGCGACTTCTTCTCGGTGCCCTTCGGCTCGGCAACAAAGTCGTCTGTTGCTGCGTCTCGAACAACCTCGGCCACGCTGAGCCGGCGGCCGTCGGTGGCAACGAAAAACGCCTTCGTGCCGACGCACTCAATGAACACGCCGCCGAGAGCGTACCGGCTGCTTTCTTTGTCGATGGCGTAGATGACGGACTTGATGGCGCGGCCGAACTCGTCGCCTGTCATGGACAGAATCGGGTGCAAGCCGTCTGGCTCCCATAGCGGAAACTCAGCGGCAGACTCAGTCGGCAGCCTCCACTCGCAGCCTTTCGTCTCAATCCTGCACGTCGAGCCATCCGGCGTCAGCGTCACTGTGTCGCCGGTGGCGTTCATCAGGATCGTGCGCAGCCTGTCCCTTGGCAGCAGCACTGGCTCGCACTGAGCGTCCATGAGTTCAACGTCGATGCGGCAGTCCATGTCGGTGCCAGTGACGAGCCCGTTGCCGATGCACAAGTTAGTGACGGCCACGTTGTTGGACCGTCTTGAAACGGCCTTGCCGGCAGTCTTGACCGCATTGCGGAACTCGGCGAGATCAAGCGTGATCCCGCTGCGAGCTCTCTTCCGTTCCTTCGTTGCCGTAGCCATGTCACGAATCCTTTCGCGTGAGTGCAATCCCTACAAAAATGCCCAGTGCGAACGTCGCAGCGAGCGAAAACTGCCCAACAGAAAGCCAGACCCAATCGGTGATGCTCATAGCGCAGCCCCCGGGTCGGTGTCGTCGTCCTCGAGCAGCGGCCACCGCCGTGCGTTAGCCGCCTCGGCGTGCTCGTAGGCCACGGCCTGCTGCACCAGCCGAGTCTGAAGCTGCAGCACCAGGTCGGCAGTCTCAAGCAGCAGCGACGCACCGAAGTTCAGGCGGGCTCGGCTGGCTGTATCGCTCGCCTTGGTCACGGCGGCCTGCGCCATCGCATCGGAGTAGATCCGCAGGCTGGCAACGATCTCGTGCGGACGCATGCTCATGACACCACCTCGATGTTGCGGGGCTTGCCCGGCGTGCGGCGGATGAAGCCCTTCCGCTCCAGGGCGTCGAGATGCACCGTGGCGGCGTGCGGAGACTTCGCCCCGATGGCTTGAGCGATCTGCCTCACGGTCGGCGAGTACAAACTCATGTTTGCCCGGATGAAGTCCAGCACTTCCTGCTGGCGAGCGGTGAGCCGCTCCTTGGCGGTCTGCGTCATGCTGCTCCTCCAATGGCGTTTCCGTTGTCCATCCCAAGGCGGCGAAGCAGGTACGACACCAGCCGGAACGCAGTGGACATCTCGATCTTCAGACGTGCGGCCTTATCTGCAATCAGATCGACAGTGCTCTGGAACTCCGCAGGAGTTGTCATTTCCACCACGACCTTGAGCTCTTCACGCATCGCAGCGTCTTCCGACTTGTCGATCCTCACGGCCTGACGAGGCTCAGATTGCTGAAGCCGCTTCTTCTCGGAGAACGTCTTGAGCCTGTAAAGGTGCCGATACTCATCACGCACCCACTTCAACTGCGGGTACATGCTTTCGTTGTTTCGCTTCACGTTTTTGATGGAGTCGTACAGCACGTCCTGATCCAGGCGGTGCAGGTCGTCGTGCCAAAGACGACGCTCCTCGTCCGTCCAAACACACTGAGGCCACAGCTGGTTGATAGCCGCTCGGTTCTGATCCCACGTCCTCATAGGTTCCCTCCCACTGGTTCGCGTCGTTTCCGTGCATCATGCTTTGCGTTGTCAAACTCCCCGGCCAAGATGCGGTCGAGGTATTCAAAGAACCGGGTCACCGCCAGCGGCTTGTCGAAAAACTGGCACGACGGAAGCCGGTGCATTGCTTGATGCGCCCTGTCCAGCCAGCCTGGCGTCGCTGCTAGATCCACCCAAGACGCTGGAGGCACAAGCGGAGTCCACGGCACTGCATTGCCAGTGACGTTCCAGCCGGCAACAAACCGCTGCCATTCGTCCGCTGCCCAGCCCTTTTGGCGAAACTCGTCTCTTTCCGGCGGGGTGTGTGTTCTGCATTCGTCTTTTGGAGAAGAAGATAGGGATGGAGATGGGGATGGGGATGGGGATGGAGGCGATGCTTTTGCGATGCCGTTTGCGATCGCCTTGCGATCGTTTTGCGATCCGTTTGCGACAGTTTTGCGATCGCCCCACCGCTTCCTGTTACCCTCTTGCCCTGCTTCCGACCGTGCCTCTTTCAGGTCTTCGGCACGAGCACGGTGCTCCTCCATTCGGGCATTCCGACGCAGGCCGTCGTCACAGACAGGAAACTTCGACGACAGCAGCTGCCACACACGGCCAACGCCTGGCGACACAAGCTCAAGACGCTCGAGATCAGACGGCAGACCGCCGGAATCCCACTGGATCACCAGTAGGCGGATGTAATGGCCGACCTCCTCGGCAGTCCACATGGCCGTGGATGCGTAGAAGTCACGGCCAAAGAACGGGATGTAATGGTCAACCTGCGTCCTGGCCATCCTTGGCTCCCCTCTCTTTTGCAATCTTTTCTGACAGGGCGTTGTCAATCAGCCACTTCCGGCGGAACGGCTCCCAGTCTCCCTGGCCTCCGCTGCAACGCCAGTTGACGTACGCAATGGCAGCCTGAGTTACCAGCGGGTCTTCTTTTTTGTCAGCGGCCATCACTGGACTCCTTGTTGGCCTTTTTTCTTGCGCGGCATCGTTGCTGAGCAGCACGGTTTAGCTCGCGACGCCTGTGCGCGAGCCATTGCTCTGGCTCCCAAGGGTGGTCCTTGCTGATTACCGCTTGCAAGACTGCACGCCGACAATCAAATGCGGCCAAAAGCACTTCGTCAGGAAGATCCTGGCGAGTGTCAAGCACTGCGTCCCAGACCCTACGGCAAGCCATCAGAAGACTTGGTGCAGCGGCGATTACTGCAGCATTCTTATCACCATTGTCATCCGAAGTCGGAACCACGTAAGCCACGTCGCCACCTTCAGTGTCAAACACAACTCGAAGCGAGTCGCTGCCTCCAGTTGGGAACACAAGCGATACTCCGTTGTTCTGTACAGTCTTCCAGGCCACGTCAGCCTCCTTTCCATTCCGCCCCGCCGCGTCGAAGCGGCACCGTGCCTATCACGAGGGCGGCTGCGCTCAGGCGTAGTCCGCAAGACGCTCGTAGTTCAGGCCCGAAATCTGCGGAAAGCTCTCGTTCGGCTTGTAGTAAACCTTCTTGATCCAGTTGGCCGACAACTCCGAGTTCCACGCACGGATCGCCATGAACGCAATCTGGCGGGCTCCCATTCGGCGCATGCTAAGACGCCTGGAGATGACGGCCTCGCGGTAGATGTTGAATGGCCGTTCGAGTGTGGTGCTGCCATCCGACAGCACCTCGAGCATCTCACCAGCCATGTCAGAATCAGCGCACGAGAACAGGTAGTGCAGTGCGGCCAGCAGCGACGGCGACGGGAACAGGCGGATGTTGTTCGCCTTCGTGATGGAGTGCTGGATCGCCGGACGACGGCCGATGATCTCAAGGCACGTCTTGGGGCTAAATCCGTTAAATCCTGCACCGCCCTCGTAGAACTGCCCCGTCTGGCCGAAAATCCAGAGCAGCTTGACGCAGGCCGCCAGGTGCGTGGAGTTTTCCTTCCCGTGAAGGCTGAGGATGTCGCTGGTCTTGCGACTGCGGGCGTTAACGTCAATCGTGTCGAACGCCTCCGACTCCACTCCGTAGGCCACCCAAGTTGAGAACCCTACTCCCGCTGTCACGCACGCCGACAAGCGGTGCTGGCCGTCCAGCAGACGACCATCCCTAGCGAACTTGATGGTCTCGCCGTTCAGCATCCACTCGCCGCGCTCCAATGACGCCACCAGGGTCTCGACGTGCCCCTTGATCAGCCGCCTGTTGTGAGTGTTCTTCGTGAGCCATTCAGCCGCCATTGCCGGGGTGACAAACACTTGCTCCACCCTCGGGCCAACTCGGTGCTCGGCCCCGTTACGCGATGCAACTGTCGCCGTAGCCATGATCGTCTCCTTTGCTTTCGCATCCCTTTCACCATCCACGGCCGCACGTCAACGAGACGCCGCCGCTGTTCTCAATTCATCCACGCCGTGCAGCTCCTCCGCCGGCACGAAGTACGCCGCCGGCCTGCCGCCGTACGTCTTCAGAAACTCGGGCCGCTTCGCTTTGGCTCCGCTGATCCAGCCATGCACTCGGTAGTCGGGGCACCGCCCGGTAACGAGCACCCAGCGGGCATCGTTGTCATCGTTGGGGCGCACGATCAGGTCGAAGTCGTGGCGGCTGCGAGTGCGGATCTGCAGGCCCGGCAGGTCGTTAGCCTTCCACGTATTCACGCTGCCATTCCAGAAGATGCCGAGCATCTTGGCCACGGCCATCTCGCCACACGCTCCCTCAATGTGCTCGCTCCAGCCTTCGCCGTCGTAGCCGTGGCAGTCTTGCTTGCCAGCCTTCACGGCTGACAGCTGCCGCATCCAGCCGACGAGGCTTGCCATTGCGGCTTCATGCCAACTAAGCGTCACTTCGGTGCTCATCTCACGTCCTTGTGTATTGGCCCCGTCTCGTGGGGCACCCGGCGTCGGCCTTGGCAATGGAGTACGAACCAATCCGACGCTGCGGCGATTACGAAGGGATTCACCGCAACCCTGCT